GTAGTATTTAACTAAGAACTACATTTTATGGGCAAAAAAGGTACGCAAGCAGAGACAATTGTCAGGGCTCAACGGTTCGCTCGGATAATTGCTAACGGGGGTCGTCGGTCTGACTGCGTTCGTTATGCTTCCGAGAATTGGGGGGTGGGAGAGAGAAGCGTTGCTAAGTATTTACAGATAGCTAGGGAGGAGCTGAAAAAGGATTGGGATATGGAACGACCTCAGATGATTGCTGATCTTTTGGCTCAATGCAGCACCTTACAGATGGAAGCTAGAAGGTCTGGTCAATATCACATTGCTCTTGGTGCGATTAATACCGCAGCCAAACTTGCACATTTAGTCTCATGAGTCTCTTAGAAACTGTCTCGCAAGGCCATGTTTTATTTCAAGAAGGCTTTAGTTATATCCCCTCGTCAAAAGATGTAATAAAAAAAATAAAAACTAAGTTGCTTCCACATCAAGCATCTTTCTGTGATGATTTAAGCCACCGTAAACTTGCTCTTGTTTGTGGTTTTGGTGCTGGCAAAACTTATGCTTTAGTTTCTAAAAGTATTATTCTTGCTTGCATGAATGTTGGTCATATATCAGCAATATTTGAACCTACAAGCCCAATGCTCAGAGATATTTTGATGCGAACAATGAACGAGCTTCTTGAGGAGTGGGAAATACCTTATACTTTTAGAGCTTCTCCTTTGCCAGAATATCAACTTACTTTTGAAGAAGGAACTCATACGATCCTACTGAGAACCATTTTGACTTATCAAAGATTGAGAGGACAGAACCTTTGTGCGGTTGGATTTGATGAGGCCGATACCGTAAATAAAAGAGACGCAGAGCAAGCGATGAACATGGCTCTTGCAAGATTAAGGTCAGGCAACATTCAGCAATTTTATGCAACAACAACTCCCGAAGGTCATGCTTGGGCTTTCGAGACTTTTGAAAAGAACGCAAAGGAAGATACAAGACTAATAAAAGCTAAGACAAGTGACAATCCTTACTTGCCAGAGGGTTTTATTGATTCTCTTTTAGAAAACTATCCACCGCAACTAATACAGGCTTATCTTAATGGAAATTTTACCAACCTTACTACAGGAGCCGTCTATTCCAGATTTGATCGCAATAAACATTTGGTTGATAATATTCCTTTTGATATAAAGATGGAGACGCTTTTGATAGGGATCGACTTTAACGTGATGAACTGTAATGCAGTCGTAGCAGTCAAAGACGGAGATAAATTGTTTGTGATTGATGAAATTACAAAACAAAATGATACAGATGCATTGGCTCAGGAAATTAAAAGAAGGTATCCTACGAACAGAATATTAGTTTATCCAGATGCAAGTGGTGCTGCCAGATCAACGATCAACGCTTCAAAAACAGATATTGCAATTCTCGAAGGCTACGGTTTCTCAAGCATGGCATTACGCAGTAACCCACCGATCAAAGACAGAGTTCAAACCTTACAAGCACTCTTGGAGAACAGCAAAGGATGGGTGCGTTTGGCGATTCATGCCAGTTGCAGACGCTTGATCGAATGTTTAGAATTGCAAAGTTATGATGAAAAAAGTGGAGATCCAGACAAGCAGAATGGATATGATCACCTCAACGATGCGTTAGGTTACCTTGTGTATAGAGAATTTAATATTATTCATGCAAGGGCAGGCCGACGAACAGGAA